ATGGGACTACGGCTAAAGCCATGCCCAAGTGTCTCCATTTTTAATCTGAGTTATGGCCGAAGGGCTGACGCGGAACTGAGCTGCAATATCTTTGCGCATCTCTCCTCGTGCAAGCGCAGCTTTTATTTTCAGCACATCGTTTTCTGTGAGTTTCGATTGACCGTGACGGCTGCCTAGCGGAGCTGTGCCATGCAATTCGGAATCGCGGCGGTTTTCTTGCCATGACCCGTCATACAAGTGGTCAGGATTGCAGCACTTGCGGTTGCCGCACTTGTGCAGCACGAGCCCCTGTGGTTGACCATAAAACAGCTCATAGCTAGCGCGATGAGCAGCACGATTGACTTTGCCGCCAAATGCGCTGTAACCCCAGTTCCCGTAGCCAGGTGTGCCGCAGCTGCCCGTCCATTCCCAGCAGTCGCATGGATTGCCAATGCGAACCTTGCGGGCGAAGTATTCCCACGGGCCAGCGGCCTTTACGATGTGCCTCATCAGCTTGCGTACTCAAGTTGGTCACGCTCCAGGGGCTGCAACCCGCTGGGGCACCTAAATCTTATTAGGTCCACAGTCGGGTTTCCCGTCTCCCGTCAAATCATCCTTCACGATGCAAGATTCAGCGCCGTATTCAAGAAAGGCGCTTACAACTCAAATCTATTTTTGATTCTTAGTAAAAGCGCACAGCGTTGCAGTGCTGTTTTCTCCATCGACTGAAGCTTGCCCCTACTAAGTCCAGTGGCGGTCGATATGTCTTTCCAAGGTGTCGGAGGGTCTTTCATTCGCTCAAGAACAACAAGCTTGCTTGTGTTGTCTAGGTATCTGTCTATTGCATCATAAGCGTCTTCTATTTTTATTCTATTTTCCGCATCTTCAATTGTATTTGAGTGCCTCTCGTCGGGAATTAGCTCAATCATTGGACTTGAGCCTTCTGCGTCGTTCGCTTTTCTGTCTAAACTTGTAATCACTTTTGGCGCAGTAGCTGTAAGTTTGATTTCTTCAATACTTAAGCCGCTCCATTCTGATATTTCTAAAACACTTGGCTCCCTGCCAAGATTTTTAGATAAAACTTCAACCGTTTTGGCTATCTTTGCGGCTGAATCATGAGCATTTATTGAAAGCCGTATTGTTAAATCATTAAACTGCATTGATCTTTGTATTGACTGCCTGATCCACCAATATGCGTAAGTGCTCATTGCATATCCGCGAGTTGGGTCAAACTTTTCAACCGCTCTAGCCAAACCAACATTGCCTTCTTGAACTAAATCCATTAGCTCAAGAGTGCTGCATCTTGGGACGTATTTTCGTGCGATATTGACAACTAAGCGAAGATTGCACTTAATAAATTTCTCCCTTGCTCTTTTCCCCGCCCTTGCAATTCTCTTCTCTTCTTCTGTGTATTCGTTTTCGTCTTTATCTTTTATGTTCATCCATGCCTGCACTTGCGTACCAAGCATGACCTCTTGCGCTTTTGTCAGGAGCGGGTAGCGTCCTATTTCATTGAGGTATGCCTGTGTCGCGTCGCGGGCCATTTTCGTTGGTTGTGCCTTGAGAAACCTGTAGATAGTGGAGCTTCCATCGGGCCTGCCACTCCTGAGCATGATCCCACACCATGCCGATTCCGTAAACGCGCCACTTCCATTGATTTTCTTCGCATGGACTTTCAAGCCAGGGTTCGTTACGCTCAGTCATAATCGTCTGTCCATCATGTCATCACCAAGCTATCGCCCTGAAGATCAATTTCAGGAACGGCTTAACGCAGAACGCTTGAAGGAATTGTTTGGAAATCGTGATTACCAAGGGCTTCTAGAGCTTGCCTTGCTTTTGAATCATCAGGCGTCGTTCAATAACAGCAGGGCGTATTGGGCGATACTTGAATCAGCAAAAAATATGAGCGAGGAGTTCTCGCTCGATAAGTACACAAAAATACTAGAAGATCTTGCCTAGCTTTATCTAGCCCCAAATGCTAGGCATCACGGTTTCGTTCCTGTTATAGTGCCCCTTTTGCTTGTAGCTGACAAGTGGAGCACCGAACATGCGATGAAACACAATTTGTCCGATCAACATTCCTGGGTAGAGGGGGATTGGGTGGACTTGCCTGATGTTGTGTAGCTCTAGCGTGAGCCTGCTGCCGTGAAAGCCGGGGTCAATGAAGGCGCTGAGGGCATGAGAGTAGCCTTCACGCCCTCTGCTGGACTTCATAGCGAACTGTCCGGCCACATCCTCTGGCATGTTCAGTAGCTCCTCCGTGGAGGCCAAGCAAAACTGTCCAGGACGCAGCAACCAAGGGTTCTCTTTTGTGAATCCATTGATGGGAGTGCGCACAAAGTCAGAAGATGCAACTGATTCGATCATGATCTGATCTCCGAGTCGCACGTCATAGCTCGCTGGATTGAGCTGATCAGGCGAAAAAGGAAGGACCATCGCCTGCTCTTTGCACAAGCGTTCAATCTCTAAATCGTTAAGAATCACTGATCCTCTTTTTCGCGTAGTGCTTCTACTTGCATGATCGCATATTGAGCAAATGCAACATGCGATGCAGCAGCTTGTTTGTTGGCCGGTGCAAAAGGAAAAGACTCTTTCCAGTAGCTCTGAAAGAGTTCGTTAAGATTGATTGAATCAGGCATCGCCTTGCTCCTCTTTCATGTACTTGTCAGCAAGACCAGTGTAAAGAGCGTGCATTGGGTGACGCCTGCTGCCGCGCCCATCTTTTTTATACCAAGCATCCAGGCGATCTTGTCGCTTTTGTTCTTCGATGGGATTGACCATGCTCAGCGCGTTGAGTGTTTGTTGATCCAGTGAGCCGCCTGAGCGCACCGCCACCCGTAACAGGCAGCGGCACGCACGAGGGCTCTGAGATTGACGCTTAGGGGCTCCCCTGAGCGCCAGACAGCATCAATGATGGCATCTATCTCAGCGTCCGTCATCCGTCCCGAGCAAGACGGCTTGACCGTAGTACGGGGCGAGTGGACTGTTGATCAACTGATGCCTTGCGTCAAGCTCTGAGACTGCACGGAAGGTTGCGAGTTGATTGATGAGCGGGAAATGAAAGAAGAATTTCGTCATTTTGTTGACAAGTTGAGTGAATGAGGGATTGAGGTTTGCTATTCGCGTAGGCGCCATTCGCCGCACCAGTCGTCATAGGTAACACTAGGCCAGTGCCACATGCAATCTTCGCCGGAAGATCGTGGTGCATGGCGGCGGCATCTAAGAACGTCGCACTGGAAATACCTGCAGTTGCCGCACTTCTGTTCATCAAGCGGGGGGTAAGTCATTCAAGCCTCAGCAACAAGATCATCAAGCACGGGCGGTCTGTAATTCGGTCCCTTCAGCACTTTCCCGTGCTCATCCCTGATCGGGCGCCCGTTGTCATCTAGCTTGCTCAAGTTGCTGTCAAACACCCTGCGCATCGTTTCATCAAGATCCCAGCCCATGTTCTCCGCTGCTTGATAGCAAACGAAAACAAGATCAGCCAGTTCCTTTAGAAGTGCGACATGCGTTGACAGATCATTTTGCTTGAATGCGTCATACGCTTCGATGACTTCCGTGTACTCTTCAATGATCAGCTTGAGCTGCAAGTTGTATTGAAGACTACCTCGCTCGTTATCGCTTTTAACCTCAAACGCCTTTCTCCATAGCTTTGCTTGTTTCTGCAGCGATGTCATTGCTGTGAGTTGATGAAGGAAAAGAAGCCCCGGCTTTCGCCAGGGCATTGAACGTGATGTGTTGATCAGAGATCCAGATCGTCGCTGCTGTCTTCCGCAGAAGCAGCTTCGTCAGTGCAGGGGGTCAAGATGATCTTGCCCTCCTCTGCCGCAACATTCACCTTGCTACCGGGCTCAAAGCCAGCGATAGCGGCATGGCGAGAGCCGACGACGCAGTTGCCGGTCTTGCCCACAGTGATGATCGGGGCACGGCCACGACGAGCGGTGTAGGCACGCTTAGCGGGCACAAAGGCAATGCCAGTGCTGGCTTCAGTGACGGCCTTGAAGAACTCGTTTTTGTGCAGACGAGTGCTGGTTTCGCCGGTTTCGGAGTCGGTTTCCTTGGTGTAGTAACCGGCGCCAAATGCAAGATCCTCAGGGGGGAGGCTCTGATTGGCTTGCACGTAGTCAAGAAGTTCCTGGCCAGCTTTGCGCTCGCCGCTCACTTTGACTTTGGTGGACTTGGTGGCTTCGCTGGTTTCAGTTTCCAGGACAGCAGCTTCGGTAGGCATTTCGGTGTCGTCTAGTTCGATGGGATCAAGGACGGCCTGTGCGTCCTGTTTTTTGCGTGCCATAGAGGCGAGGTGGTTGACTTGTGCAAGATAGCACATCGAGCGCGTTCTTGCAAGAAGTCGTCGTCAGGGCTTCAGAGCAAGCACCATCGCTGATGCAGCTGTTGTATCCAGACGAGAGATTTTGATGTGTGCGCCGGGTCCGTCCTTCGGGTCACAAAAAACCTTCATGGACGTTGCGGTGACAATCAAAGCGTCGTCATCATAACATATTTTTGTCAATGCGTCACCACAGGCTCTTAGGAGTTTGTCTGCATCACCCTTGACCGAATGAAACACAGGGGCACCCTGCTTTAACTCGCCCCTGCTGTTGAAATGAATCTTTGGGCGTGGCATATAAAATAGTGCGCTAAGCAAATAAATGCCATTTGTCTCCCAGTCACGAGGGCGCATAAGCGTCGCCACACGCCCGATAGAAGCCCTCCAAGCGTAAAGACCTTTGGACTGCTCCACCATTGCTACAGCGACCTTCTGACGGCCCTCCTTGTCGGTGTAGGCGCGTCCAAACGCGCTCTTCGAGCCCTGTGTCTCAGGCTTACCGGCGACAAAGAAGGAATAGGACTGAACAGAGCACTGCTCAAGCGTTGTGATCAAATTCGCTGTCATTCGCAGGGGGCTCTTCTTTGTAGATTTCAATTAGCTTAGCGATTAAAACACGCCTCTTTTTTCTGTCAAGACGCTTGCTGAGAGCCTTTGCAAGATCCTCTACTTGTAAGATTGTTGGGTGCTTGTATAGAGCAAGAGGCTTGAGCCGTTCTTTCTTTTCCCAAAAACCAAGATCTTGTGCGCAGTCTGTTACATCTTTGTATTTTCTTTCTGCGCCGATCTCTTGCAAAAGCTCAGGATATTGATGATACAATCTGCGAAGAATGTTTATTCGCCTCCACTTTTCTCGTTTATCCCTCTTATATTTACCATTTATGTAAGCATCAATTCTTCTAAATTCAAGATATTCATGCGGCAGGTCATATTTGTCATGCTGTTCACCAAGCCACTTAACAAATCTTGCGGCGCATTGAGCCTGTGTTTTATCTCTCGTCGCAGCTCTTGCACAATTCGCCAAAAAAGTTGGCATTGTCTCTCTTTTTACGCCTAATCCATAATGCGAGTTAAATATAAAGTCTTTCATGCCGGCAAGTTTTACGTCCTTGCCCGTGAATGTCTTGTATCCCAGGTAGAACTCGTTTTTGATTATCTTGCACATTGTCACAAAAAAAGCCTCAGAACTTTCGTTGTTCACGATTGCTCCGAGGTGTAGGCGTGCGTCTGCTACAAGCCGCGCCCCATAAAACTCATCACTTCTGTCTTTTAGCATCCTGCGGCTTTGTCAATCTTCGCCCTGAAGTCAGCAATTGTACCGTCATTGATGATCACTTGATCGAATGACTTCCATTTGTCAAGTGCGCCCTCTGATTCATGTGTTGTATTTCTCTGTGCCGATGGACGAACAATCATCCACATCTCGCCCCCCATTTTCTTGATTAGTTCCGCCTCGTTCTGAAAGCGAACATCATCAATGATGATCTTAGAGTCGCCGTCTTTTAGATGAGATGCGACGCGAGACATCATGCAATCCAGCCAGACTTCGCTACCTATACAGTTGCGCCCCCACTCAGTTCCAAGTGTTTGCAGGATGCGCCTAGCGGTTGCTTTGATCGTAGGGATTGTTTCTTCTTTGCTGGCCCATACGAATCTGACTGCTTGCTCTTTTGAGTACCCGAAAGACATGATGAATTCCATCGCCATTTTCTTTATTGGTTCGGCGAAGCTCATCGTCTTGTATCCACTTTGCTCCAAAACACTCGCCGTGAATGTTTTTCCTGATTGAGGGGCGGGGCTATAAAGTCCAATGAGCTTTGTCATGCTAGTTAAGAGTTGAGCGAATTATACAAGAAAACCCCCTTTCGGAGGCTTTCAAGTCTTGGACTTACGAGCGGTCTACCTTGACGAGGCCCAGAAGCCATGACTGGCTGGAGCCACCCCGTTCTTAGACAAGACCCCTTGGCTTCTGATGCTTTTACGTGCCAGTTTCACCGCATGGTCCGAGCAGTGAGCGTATTAGCATCGGGGAGGTAGATGTACGAGCCTGCAAGACTTGGCTCTACTCTGCCAAGAAATCAGAACGCAATTTCTGGGTCGATTGCCTTGCGTTCAGATCCTCCGTTCATCTTTTCAGGAAGCGTGAAGTCCATGGCATCCATATAAATAGATGCGTACTCACTGCCGTCCTGCTTCTTTTTGCCGCTGATGTTTCGCACACCACCGATAATCGTAACTTGACGACCATCCATCATGTACTTAGAAGCGACATCAATCTTCTTCCCGTAGAAGACTGCGTTGATGTAGTGAGTTTGTTTGCCGTTAGTGGTTTTAGAGCGAATGGTGACAGTGGCGCGTTTGCCGTATTCAGTGTCTTCCACCTTGGGTTCACCCGTGATGAAACCGCTGGCAGTGATCGTGAGCATGTTTAGATGGCGACGTTAATCGCCCGAGGAAGTGAGACGTTTTCGAGAGAGGTGTAAGCATTGAGACGCTCGATAAACTCTTGCGCCTTTGCCTTCAGCTCTTGCTTGTCCAGAACGTGAATGTGTGGTTCACGCCAGTCATAGCAAACACAGATTACACCCTGAGTTATCTGATTGTCAAGCTCACCTTTTTTTACGGCAAGATTGTGAGCAAGCGCATATGAAGCAATCTGAACCTCGGCTTCTTTGTAGCGCGACATTGATTTTGGTTTTTTCTTCACGCCATCTTCTTTGTATGAGCGTACTGTCTTCCAGTCCCAGATTGTGTATTGACCTTCCCAAGTAAGGCGAAGGTCAGCTGTGCCCGCGTAACCCAAGTCGCAGAACAATTCTTCTTCCATCAGGAATGACGGCTTGCTGGCTCCATTCTTGAAGTTTTCGTTTTTGATTAAGTCAAGGACAGGCGAGAGATAAGTGATGTACTCGTGAATGTTGTATTCCATGATTTCATCCATCGTTGGATGATCCATTTTGTGTTTATCTGCATCGCCCATGAACGACAGTTCAACTTCTGAGTGAATAATTGTTCCCCTTCGTTGCGCACGTTGCATAATCTCTTCCCAGTTCGGCTCCATCTGTCGCCAGATCTCCAGGCCCTTCATCTTGTTCGGGCTGAAGAGTTCAGACGTGCGCCCTAGTACCGTGCTAACAGAGACGTACTCGCGGTCGTCTTTGATGTAAAAGCCTGAACGTGGATGCACCATTTTCTGAGCGTGAGAAGTGTGTCAATTATTGCACAGTTGCTTTGATTTTGCAAGCAAACTGCGATCAGTCTTCAAAGCATGAGCAATCTGAAGCAAATGCGCCCCCTGCTTCTGGGATGTCGAGGCCGCAGCTTCCTTTCCACCAGTGCTTGCAGTTGCGACAGGATTTTCCATCCTCGCCCATGAGTTTTGGCTTGCCGCCTGAGTTGTTTCGCGGAAGCTCAGGGAAGAGGTGCTTGTGTGATTGACCTGTTCTGACCTGGCTAACGGTTTGATGCGTCACCTTGAGGATTTTTGCAACTTCGGCTCCAGGGCGAGGGTCGGTAAGAATGAAGCGAATGTCGTCGATTGACAACCATTTGTATCTTGGTGGCATTGAAACTTCTTTTTTTCGCTTTTTGTCGTAGTAGACCTTCCATCTATGTCCGCAGCATTTGCAGCACAGACGGTATGTTCTTATGTTTGGCTTATTCTTCCAGTTGTGTGTTGAGACAATTTTCCTGAATGTATGCGTGCAGTGTTCAGCCATTCCAGTGACGGATTACGCTACGGTCATGGGCGATTAGCGGTAATGACTACTTGCCCCAGCGGGCGAGAACGGCGCGAGCAAAGGCGCGATGGTCGAAAGAAAAGTGTTCTGCCGACTCTCCTCCCAGAACAAAATCGTGCATCAACCGATTCAATTCCTCATCCGTCGGCTCCTCCAGCTCGGGCTGGTCGAGGTAGGCGCGGGCTTCGTCAATCAAATCCAGTGTCGATGGCTGGCTGTCATGCAAACGAGCGAGTTCACCAGCAAGACGCAAGATTAACTGCTTTACTGGGCTGGCTGGTGGAATTGGACCGTTAGAGATTGGCTTAAGCATGGGCTTTAAGCTCGGCGGCGATGTTGCGGATAACTTCAAGGCAATCTTTCCATCCATCGACATACATTTGATGTTGATAGCCGATGTCTTCAACGTGGCGTTTAGGATCTGCTTGATCCACCAGTTCCTCAAGGGCAGCGGCAATCGTTGCTTCAACCTCGTTGTGCGGGTTTTCGTCCATGCGCCGATAGGCGGCATCCAGAACTGCTTCTGCGGCGGGTGAAAGTTTAGGCATGGAGTCGTTTAGCAAGTGTCTCAACTCTGCCACACAGTTCACGAAAGTCAGTCATCGAGCAGTCCTCCATCAACAAGGCCGTCGCACCATTCCTTGAATGGTGCTTCAATTTGAGCCATAACCTTGTTATCGACGGTTTCTGGCTTGCGGATCATGGCGATTGCTAGGCCAAGGGCATCACCGAGGCGATTTTCA